GAATCACCCGAACCAACGGAAATTTCCACTTCAATTGGCTGGTTGGCTTGTCTCTTTGCTTCTATTGCTTCAAGCACTGCGTCATCGTTTATTAATTCCGCAATTGATGTGCTTTCTGTTGTTGCTGATAATTTCATTTACATATGCATAAAAGGTTAAAATAAGTTGTAGCAAACTTTAAATATAATATAATCACGATGTCAAAATATCAAAGCTTGTTTTCGCAAGTATTACACCATTCATTTCTTTTTTATTAATTTTTTGTAATATTTTTTCGTCTTTTTCTTGTTTTCATTTCATATTTCATAAAAATAATACCTATTCAAAGACGGTATTATTGGATCAATGTATTTTTCGTATAATCTGTATGAATTACAGTGGCACATTCGTCAAATATAACTGTTCATACTGCACCATTCCCTATAACTCCGCATAATTCATGCGTCTTGTTTTTCTTTTAATTTCAATGCTTTCTTTTTGAATTTCTCGGCGGTTCTCTTTCTCAATAATTTATACCCGTAAAAATATCTGTAACCAACATAATCGACACCCCTTTCTCCAGTTGGAAATATTTGATAATTGGCTTTTATTTTTAAATTCAAGCAACCGTCCAAATAACCTTTTAACCTACGAAAAACATATCTCAACCATGTTTTGCTTTTTCATAATATAACAATGTCGTCCATATACCTTACAACATACTTGCATTTTACTTTTTCCTTCAACCAATGGTCGCAATATGAAAGATAAAAATTGGCGAGAAATTGGGATAAATAACTTCAAATTGGCAAGCCCCTTTTTCATGGAAAAGAATCAATGATCATGTCCAAAAGCTCCAATAAATCTTTATCTTTGAATTTTCTCCTTAATAACTTCTTTAAAATTCTGTGGTTTACGTTCGGGTAAAATTTGGAAATATCAATTTTCAAACAATACGCCGTTCCTTTTTCATCTCTCATGTATTTATCCATTAATTCCATAACGTGGCTCATTCATCTTCATTTAATACTTGCACATGTAAAATCTGTGAAAATTTGCATAAAGTATTTTTCAATTTGAAGCATGATCGCCCGCTGTATTATACGGTGCGGGTAATATTTTAATTTTCGTAATTCTCTTGATTTGGTTTTGTCTCGGATTATTGAAACTGAATAATCTTTTGCTGTAATATGATATTTCTTTTCTTTCAGAAGCTTTTGAATTTTCTTTAAGAAATATTCTTCGCTTGCATTTACCATTTTCACTTCTCTGTATAATTGTTTGTCTTTTCTTGCTTGTTTGTGTGCTTCTTTAAGATTATCAAGATCATAAATTTTTTCATAAATATTTCAGTATCTTTTCATTTATGCTTTTGTTTTTTACCTATAATGTTCCTTTACAATCGAACATTCATTATATTTAGTGATAAACATTGTTAATACCAAGTGGTTTATATGAATATAATTACCAATACGATCTCCCCAGTAATTTTATGTTTCGCCAAGAGGCGGGGTTATATAGCTATCATTTAACACATCTTGATTTCACCTTTTGGGAAAAATCAAGCACATCATAGGTTTTGAATTAAAATAGGGAATTTATAAAGAACGTTAAGTGAGAACCGATATTCGTATTCGAATTCGAAGTGGAATTATTCACATTCAAATAGAAAGCACCAGCATTAGCACCATTACTATAACTACCACCGGCATGAACCAAACGAGAAGCATTCACATTCGCATTATCGCTTTTGTTACTTACCCCATTGAGCTTATACATGGTTTCGTCCACTTTTTTGTATAGCCAACAAAGGCGAAAACGTTTATATTTTATACTCGCTTCCGACCATATAACCCAAAGGAACGGGGCTTTAATACCCCATTCCTTTTTTGTTTTCATATTTTGTTTTTGGTTTATCTTCTTCTTTTTCATGAATATTTATTATTACTTCATCTTCCGAATATTCCGTTTTACTCCATTGACCGTAACAATCCAATTCATATTCAATTGGTTGTTTTTCTTCTTTTTCAATATTGATCGTTATTTTCATATTTTTTTATTTGCATGATGTAAAAGCCTTCGGCAGAGTTGAAGTGGTTGACCGCCGATAAACGGCGGGAAAGGGGAACTTCGCTATCGCTCGTTTAAAGGAACATTAAGCGAGAACCGAAAAACGCATCCGAACTCGAAGCGGAACTACTCACATCCAAAAAGAAAGCACCAGCACGAGCACCACGACTATAATCACCACCGGCACGAGCCAAACGAGAAGCATTCACATTCGCAAAATCGCTATAATATGTGTTGTAATTTGAATTGTTTACTGTTGCAAGCGGTGCAAACATTGCTTTATTATTTCATGCAATACTTGATAAACAATAATATGATCATGAATGTGAAATTGTTGTTCAAGTGTTTTCGTATGGTGAAGTTGTTTTAATATCTCCAACAAAACCACTCAAAGCTGTATAAAGATTCTTGCTTCAATCCGTGCATAATCAACCAAGCCATTCAGAAACATTTCACCACCAGTTTTCAAGTCAGAATAATTTCATGTAACTTGTTGTTCATGATGTATCACCACCAGTAACTCATGCAATTGAATTACTTCATCATGAAGCTTGCTTTGATCATGAAACGATTCATTGTCCAATTACTCATTGTGTATTCAAAGAACAATATTTCATCATGTATAATGCATTGATATACATTCTTTGGTAGAATCAAACGATATCATATCAAGCCGTTCAATCATTGCTATCATTTGCACGTGCATAATTTATGAATTCTTGCATTGTATGTGAAGCTTCAACGGTTGCTCATGAAAGAGATTTTAAAACTGAACTTGAAAGACTTCATTCATAAACTCAAAGATAAAATGCACTTTTCTTGATTGGATTTGATAATGTTCATCTTGAATGTGCGAAATATTGGAATCATTCATCTTCTGCATTTGGATTGTTTGTAATTGAAAGTGTAACTGTGCTTCAAGATTTTGTCATTTTTATTCCACGTATTGGGAATTTTACCATAACGTTATCTCATGAAGTTAAACCACTTTGCGAACTCATGCTTGTTAAATCAACTGTTCATGATTCTAATCATGAAGCTGTTAATCTTACTCATGAGAAACCAAAGAATGTATCGAAATCTGAACTTCATTGTGTTAATCATTCTGCGTCATCTGCATATTCAACGAATGCTGATGTTGGTGTTGAAGTTTCAGATCGTTTAACAGTATATGTTTTATAACCACCATGCACATATTCGATGTTTGATTCATCTTTATGATCAAGCCAAACTCAATCCGTATGTCTTCAAAATGTTGTTAATTTTGCTTTTTCTCAAAGCGTTTTTAAATTTCTTGGTAAAGCATACGCACCAGCCGTTGTAACTCTTGTTAATAATATATTTGCGAATCAATCTGAAACACAATATGGAATTTCACCACTTTGTTTTACTGTTTCAAGATCATTTGCAATTTTCAAATATTGGAATGCGTCTGATTGCTGTGTTGAATCGCAAGCAATAACATAATAGTTACTTGCATTTACGATGTGATTTGCTTGATAAATCACAATATCAAGCAATTCTCATTCAGTTCAACCAAAAGAATTGTCCAAAGCAACTGTTATTTCTTGGTAACTTGAAGAAAAAGTTGTATATGGTAATGTTGCACTTGCAATTACATTATTTGAATCACCATACCAATATGAAGTTTTTTTATTTGTATTAATTACTGAAACTCATTTTCTTACTTCAATAATTAAACTTGTTGTTGGTGATCATCACATTTTTACTTTTAATTTTAATTGGTTGCTTGCTGTTCAAGAACCTTGCCTTTGAATATGTAATTCTGTATTTGCGTTTACATCTCCAACGTTTGCGTCAACGCTTGCATTATCATATGTTGTTGTTAATTGACGAAACATTGTATCTGTTAATTCATAATAAGAACCAACCAATCATTCATCTTCCAAATGATCACTTGCACCACTTTGACTTGCCAAATCGTCAATTTCTGTTTGCATTGTATCAAGATCATATTGAACTGAAACTTTTGTCCATTTTGTTGAATCAAAAGCTTCTGCAACCGAAACGGCTGTATTGCATACATAACGATCTCATTTATACATAACAACATCATCAACATCGTATGTTGCTGTGCTGTCATATTCGCTTGCAATTGCTGTATCATTTGCACTTGTTTCAAGTTTATCTTGAATATCTTTTACTTGTTCTGCTGTTCGATAAAGTGAAACTCTGTCACCAGCATAAAATGCGTGTGCTGTATTATCTTGACTTCTATTTGAAGCCGTATCATCTTGAACGCATGTTCAAGCTCATCTAACAATTGTATATGAATTCTGATTGCTTGCTGTTGCTTTTACGATTTCACGTAAAGTTACATTTCAATCTGAATCAAGATGTTCAAGTGTTAAAAGAAATGGAAATGTGGTTGGAAATAAAGATTGATCTCAATCT